TCCAGATAGACAAAAGGCCCTGCACCTTGCGATGCAGAGCCTTGGATCAGAGGCCCCAGTCAGTTTGTCATCACCGGCTGGGGTCTGCTACCCGGAGGTAGTCTTTCAAGCCCGACTTATCGGGAACACCTACATTATGGTCCTCGGAAACCCTTGAATCAATGCCGGAACAGTCGCATAATAGGAAGTGATAATGTTTTCTATATGGCAATCACCCTTTTTGATTAAATGTCTAATACCAAACTAAAAAACACCAAACGGAAAAAATGGACAGACGATCTCACGCACGAGGCGATGCGCCAGAAAATCTCGTTTACAAAAACGCTTAACGACATAAACGAGAATGAAGTCTGGCTGCAAGAGAAGAAAGAAAGCGGGGAAAAACTCGATTCTACTCAGATAAGTGCTATGAAGATTCTCATTGATTCGAAGTGGCGTAAGCTCGACAAGCTGCTACCAGCGCTGAAAGCTATCGAGCACACAGGCAAGGGCGGCGGCGCGGTATCGGTCGAGCACGTGATTAAGTTCGGTGATGACGAATAAGGTCGTTCACAAATTCCCGCCGAAGCTCAAGATTCTCCAAGGGAGGCATCGATATAAAATCCTGTACGGCGGGCGAGGCGGGGGGAAATCCTGGGCAGTCGCTCGTTACCTTTTACTTCTGGCAGCCTCAAAACCCATGCGGATTCTCTGTGCCAGGGAGTTTCAATCCTCAATCAAAGATTCCGTTCATTCTCTCTTATCTGATCAAATCAAATCACTCGGGCTCGTCGGTGCTTACGACGTTAAACAGACTGAGATTACAGGGCACAATGGGTCTCAATTCGCTTTTGTCGGTCTTAGACACAATCCGATGTCTCTCAAGTCATATGAGGGCGTGGATATTTGTTGGGTGGAAGAAGCTCAGACGGTATCTAAGCATTCCTGGGACATTCTGATCCCCACGATCCGCAAAGATGGGTCAGAGATATGGGCCACGTTCAACCCGATTCTAGAGACCGACGAGACCTATCAGCGATTCGTAGTAAATCCGCCGCCGGATTCCGCTGTGGTCAAAATCAACTACTCGGACAATCCCTGGTTTCCAGATGTGCTGGATAAGGAAAGACTCTATCTCAAGGAAAGGGATATAGACGCTTATCTGAATGTATGGGAAGGGAATTGCCGTCAAACCCTCGATGGTGCGATTTACGCCAAAGAGCTGAGAGAGGCACAAGAGGAAGAAAGGATCGCGAAAGTCCCCTATGACAAGACCAAGGGCGTTTCGGTCTATGTTGATTTGGGTTGGGCAGACAAAACCTCGATGTGGTTTGCCCAAAGCATAGGGATGGAATACCGGGTTATAGACTTTTTGGAAGATCGACAGCGGCCCTGGGTTGAGTATCTGAAGGAAATACAGAATAAGTCTTATCTAATCGACAAGATAATCCTCCCCCACGACGCAGCGAGCAAACAACTTGCGACAGGCAGAAGTATCGAGGAAATGACGAAACAAGCGGGTTTTAAGTGCGAAGTACTCCCAAGACTAGCGATAGAACAGGGCATTAACGCGGCCAGGACAGTGTTTGGTCAGTGCTGGTTTGATGCTGATCGTTGTGCTGACGGTCTACAATCTCTGCGTCACTACAGATACGACGTGGACGAGAATGGTCAATTCTCTCGAAAACCTCTGCACGATGAGAACTCACACGCTGCAGATGCGTTCCGTTACCTGGCGATGGCGATCAGTAACCGGACACCCAGAAAGCGAGGGGAGCGCCGTGTTTCTGGTGGTTGGATGGGATAATGCGACTAATAAAATCCATGCTACACTGTGATAAGCAAAGTTAATGCACACCCAGTAAGGTGACAATGTGGAAAAAGTTATAGAAACCGCCAAAAAGCGGTTTAAGCTGTGTGAAGATGCGTGGTCCGAGAATATGGACGCCGCCCTGGATGATATAAGATTCGCACGGCTTGGCGAGCAGTGGCCGGAGAATGTCAAATACCAACGAGAACAGGAATCCCGTCCTTGTCTCACGATCAATCGATTACCGTCATTTATCCGACAAGTCGTTAATGACGCCCGTCAAAACTCTCCCTCGATCAAAGTCCATCCTGTAGATGATAATTCAGACCCGGAAACGGCCGAGGTTATCAACGGGCTGATTAGATCAATTGAGGCCAATTCAAACGCGGAGGTAGCGTACGACACGGCACTTGAGTCGGCTGTGACCTGTGGGGTTGGGTATTTTAGGATAGGTGTTGACTACACGGCAGATGATGTATTCGACCTCGATATTTGTATTGAGCGAATCGCTAATCCTCTCTCTGTTTATCCTGATCCCCATTCTGTGGAGGTTGATGCGTCAGATTGGACGTATTGTTTTGTAATTGAAGAACTGTCAAAAGACGAGTTCAAAGCGACTTATCCAAATGCAGAAATAACGGATTGGGAGGCCGATATGGAAGACGGCTGGATCACTGAGGATACCGTGAGAGTCGCTGAGTACTGGGAAAGGACCGAAGAAGACACAGAAATCCTCCTTTTGAATGACGGGACGGTGATTCACAAGGACCAGTTCGAGAAAAATATTGAACTGTTCAGTGAACGACAGATTGTTAAAAGCCGGAAAACCAAAACCCATAAAGTAGTCCAACGGATCATGACTGGTCTTGAAGTTCTGGAAAAAACCGAATGGCCTGGAAGATACATCCCTATTATCCCATGTTATGGGGATGAAATTGTCGTTGAGAACAAACGCTATTTTCAGTCGCTGACCCGGCAAGCAAAAGACCCTCAAAGAAATCTAAATTACTGGCGGACTGCTGCAACTGAGAGAGTAGCTCTCTCGACTAAAGCGCCGTGGATAGGTCCTGTAGGGGCGTTTGATACCGATATACGGAAGTGGGAAACCGCCAATACGGAAACTCATCCGTTTATCGAGTATGACGGTCCCCAGCCTCCCCAACAGACCCCTCCAAGCATGATGGATGCCGGGGCTATTCAAGAGGCAATCAATGCGAGTGATGATCTCAAATCAATTATTGGACTCTATGACGCCTCTCTGGGCGCAAGGTCCAATGAGACTTCAGGAAAGGCTATTCTTGCCAGGCAGAGGGAGGGAGACACATCCACCTTCCATTTTATCGATAACCTCTCAAGGGCTATCCGATACGCCGAAAGGGTGATTCTTGATCTTATTCCTCATGTCTATTCCGAACCGAGGGTTATTCGGGTACTCGGACAGGACGACTCGCAGGATGATGTAAGAATTAACCAGGAATTTGAATCAGGTGGTGTGGTGAGAATGCACGACCTGACAGCGGGCAAATATGATCTCGTGGTAAAAGCCGGTCCTTCCTTCACCACAAAAAGAGAGGAAGCCGCAAACCAGATGATCGAATTACTACGGAGTTTCCCGCAGGCCGCTCCTTATGTTGGGGACCTTCTTGCTCAAAACCTTGACTGGCCAGGAGCGGAAGAGATAGCAAAAAGATTGAAGGTACTCTTACCGCCTGAGATTCAACGACTGGATAAGTTGGACGGAATTCCCCCTGAAGCTCAAGCTGTAGTAGCGAGGGCCGAGAATCAAATTAAACAATTGATGGATGTAATCGATCAAGGTAAAAAGTTATTGGAAGAGAAAGATCAGGAAATCCAAGCTAAAGAGATGGCATTGAAAGATAAACAAGATGAATTGATGCTGAAGAATAAAGACATCGAGATGAAACATGACATTGCCCTGGCGAAGATCAAAGAGGATCAAAGGGAGTTGATTGTCGATTCATCTTTGAAAGCGATTGAAATGAAACTTGAGGCTCAGCAGAAAGAGTTTGAGGCCGCGCTAAAAGAACAATCGGACGCAATAACATCTGCGATGAAATCTTCACCGGTCATGAAAACTGTAGAAGTCCAAGCACCTTCTGGTGAAGTATATGAAGGGATTGTGGGTGGTGGAGAGATTAAGATTAAATCGCCGGGTGGAGATATTTACGAAGGCATTATTTCGGAGGAAATGCAGTGAGTTACACATATTCGTATGAAAAGGGGCTGGCGTCAAAGATTGTTAGCTCTGGTGGTTACACCTATATCGCGGAAGCCGTGCCACCTGGTCATGAATACGCAAACCGTGCGGCGCATGAGGCAGCAGCTGCGTGGCGGGTTGTCCGTATTGACTCAAACGGGTCTGCCCAATGGGCCGAAGGGACAAGCGAATTCGAGCACGTAGCGACTGACTTGACTGCACTAAACTATATAGATTAACTGCTTGCAGAGGTTAAGTGGATGGCTAATCTGATAAAAGTAGGTAAAAAGCTACTAAATGTCACAAGCGGCGAAAAGTGGACGATTGCAGGCAAGGTTGTAATAAATTCAATCGGAACTGTCGACTTTATACGCGCTGGCGCGCGCTTGCTCGATACAATTGGCGCTTTGAAATATATAAAAAGTGGCAGCGCATATATAGAGGTAGTCGTGGGAACCGCACCTACGACCGGAATACTTCTTGAGTCTGGCGATTTCTTGCTTCTTGAAACCGGCGACTATTTACTACAGGAATAATCGATATGGCTAATAAAAAAATTTCTGCACTTACTGAACTGACCACACCCGTTGCTGGTGACTTTCTTCCAATTGTTGACACTTCCGCCGGTGCTACCCGCAAGCTTGATTTTGAACGGCTCAGTGGCGGCACGTTCAACGTAAAAAACTATGGCGCGACGGGTGACGGCACAACAGACGATGCCGCAGCGATTCAGGCTGCGATTAATGCAGCAAGCTCTGCCGGTGGAGGTATCGTGTTTTTCCCGCAGGGTGTTTATAAATGCAACTCTCTGCTTGATTTGGCGCCGGATGCAAGCGCGGACACTCCGCCGAGAAATCCTCCTATTACGCTACAGGGAGTGGGGCAATCTTATGTTAACAGGAGCCTGGAAACTACGCCGACTATTGGGTCTGTACTTGACCTAGCCTATGCTGATACTTATGGCAAATTGAGGTCGAACATATCCCAGGCAATCACGCTGCGCGATTTGACGATCACTGCAAGCGCAAACTTTACTACCCCACTCTGGTATAGCACCAATGCTGTGCCAGTGTTTGAGAATGTTTGTTTTTTCGGCCAGAGTGGAACCGGGCAAAGTTCAGCGCAGGATGCCATTGTTCTCGGCGGCCCTAATCAAGTAGAAGGTGGTATCGGGTGGACTGATGGATTTCAAGGCTACGGCGGTTCAATACGCGGGTGTTTCTTTCGCCGTATAAAATCATGTATCAAAGGTCAGGCATATTTTAACGCATTTGTAATTACAGGCAATACAATCTGGAATGACTGTGGCGCATCCGACGACACGGCAGCAATCGATATAGATTGTGGATCAAGTGGACAATATGATACAGGGAATGAAATACATGGGAATCTTATCGAACAAACCAACTATGCCTACGGTATAAAATTAGGTCGAACTATAAGCAACTATTGCAGGAATTCGTTTTTTGATATATCACAGAGTAAAGCCAAGGCCGCATATAAAGCAGAATTAGACTCACAATATAACGCTATTGGAGCATCGTATCTGTCCTCGAAAAGCGGAGGGGGGCAACTTCCGATAGTTGATGATGACGGTATGTTTACTGCGTCAGGTGATACCCCTACATATATCTCAGGAACTGCATTTAGCGTCCCGACTGATAGAACCTCCGATTATACAGCTGGACGTAGAGTACGGATAACGCAAACTGGGGCGGCGGTATCAAAGCTAATTATTGCGGAAATATCGACAAGTTCATTTTCGACTGTTACTACGGTGAATTTAATAAATATTCAAGGTGCAACTGCAATTGATTCATCTATAGATTCGGTTGACTTGGAAAACGATATTTCATCAAACTCTAATTATATAGAAGTATCAACCCAAGGCGTTTACAGTTATCGTTCGCCGTTTATAATTCAAGATATTAATTTTCCAACTAAAATCGCTAAACTGGAACTCAATGCAAAAACAGGCAATAACTGTTTATTAATTCAGCCTAATGCTAATACAAGCCTAGGTTCCGCAAAATTAATGGGAGTGTATAAAGCCGCTATTGACGGGGGAAGTAGATTATTTGAGTTTAATCATAATGGGAATATGTATTTTGGCGATAGCGCAGGAACATACTATAAGTTCAATGGGGTAACATGGGAAGCATCAGGATCAGGTGGAAATTTTACAATAAATACTGGAACTGGCGGCAGCTATCTGAGAACGAGATGCTATGGAATTCAGTATCAATATTATGCAGACGGATCAACCAAGGCTGAGTGTAGATTCTCAGACGGGTATTGGGATTTTCAGCAACCTGTTTCTCCAATGACTTATACGGTTGCTACCTTGGCCGCCGGATCACCTGGGGCTTTTAAGCCCGGTACGACCGCATTTGCAACTGATGGGCGTAAATCCGGGGAGGGCGCTGGAAGTGGCACAGGGTGTCCTGTCTGGTGGGATGGAACGAACTGGCTTACGTTCTACGATAATACAACGGTTGCCGCGTGACATAAAGAATATGCAGACCAATAGCGAAAACCAAGCGGATAGAGAATGGTTTAACTATTACGATCCGGCGAGAGAATTTGTAAGGGCGCAGAACGCAGAATCAACAGCCGAAGATCAAATACTTCGCACCATCAAGAAGCTAGTGAAGGGCCAGATTGAGCCTGAAGAAGCGAAAGAAGAAGCGAAAAAATATTTTGAGCACGAAGGCATAGAATTTCTACCTGAACATATCAACATAATTAATAGTATACTAGAATACCTACAAAGCCTGCCTGAATTTGAATCGGCCAGGATAGACGCGCAACTTGCAGCGGAATTACAAGTAGAAAGGAAAAGAGAGGAACGAGATATTGTGTTTGTGATTATGCAATTAGCTGCATAGATAGAATTTGATCCTGCCGGGAGGCAGTTTCAAGTCCATCCCTCATAAGAGGGGTGGTCCCTTTAGATGGAGAGCAACATGGAACAAGCCGAGCAATCGGAATTCCTGGAAGAAGTCGGTGATGAGCAACCCGAGGACGGGACTCAGGATGATGTTCATGCGGAAGAAACCGAAGAAGTCGAGGAAACCGAAGAAGTCGAATCACCTGAAGATTCTGATGAATCAGAGGATGAATACGAAGAAATAGAGTATGAGGGAGAGAAGTATTCTGTCCCGAAAAACTTGAAAGAGGCGTTTCTTCGCCAAGCTGACTATACGCAAAAGACTACTGAAGTAGCCGAGCAACGGAAACAACTGGAAGAACAGGCCAGGCAGTTCCAGGAGCAAGTACAGCTTCAACAGGCGAATCTTCAGGGTCATGCGCAGCTTGCCGCATTGCAATCTCAACTCCAACAATATGACGGTGTGGACTGGAATTCATTTCATGAGAATGATCCGGTAGCCGCACAAGAGGCATTTTTTCAATATCAACAATTGAAGGATGCCGAGCAAAACCTATCGCGCAATGTTCAACAACAACAGGCTCAAACACTCCAACAACAGCGGGAATATCACGCCAAGTTGTTAGAGCAAGGGAAAGCCGAGTTGCAGCGCGATATACCCGGCTGGAATGCGGAACTCGCAAAGAAGATACAAGATCACGGTGAAAGTTACGGATTCTCAGAAAGTGAACTGAAATCTGTCGCTGATCCGAGAATGGTCAAAGTACTTCACGATGCGATGTCGTATCGCCAGTCGTTAAACGCCGCAAAGAAGAAATCATCCGTTAAAGCTGTTCCCTCGAAAAAAGTGAAGGGCAGGTCTAAAGGCAAACCGAATCTCAATGATCCGAATATGCCGATGGATGAATATATTCGTTTGCGGAATAAGCAACTCGCGTCGAAGTGACATGAATATCATGCGCCAGACGCTTATTTCCCTGGAGTAAAACATGGCTTCCAATCTTTTGACAATCGATCAGATTACGCGCGAATCACTGCGTATTCTGCATCAAAAGTTGAACTTCGTTACCAATATTCATACTGAGTATGATTCGTCCTTCGCTAAGGAAGGTGCGAAGATCGGTAACACCCTGCGCATTCGCCTGCCGATGCAGTACAGCACTGGTATAGGTGCAACTATCACCACTGGGACCGGGGCTGATTCACTTCAAAACCAAGTGACACTGACCGTTAATACTCAACGTCATGTTCCGATGCGTTTCACGTCTAATGAAATGACGATGAAAATCGACGAATTCGCATCTCGTCATTTGGAACCGGCAATGGCGAAATTGGCATCCATTATCGAAGCCGATGCTTTGTCGATGGCTAACAAGGCGACCAATACCGTTTATGCTGGTACAGCGGTCGGGTTTGCGGATGTAATGGTAGGACGTGCCAAGCTGCAAAACGCACTTGCACCGATTGACAATCGTTGTGCCTGTATGGATCCGCAGGGCATGGTTGATCTGGTGGTTGACAACAAGTCGTTGTTCAACGCTCAGGATCAAATCACCAAGCAGTATAAAGAGGGCACTATGGGCCGGTTTGGTGGTTTCGATTTCTACGAAAACACCATGGTACCGTCGCATACCTCGGGCGCTGAAGGTGGTGGTAGTGCTTATCTGACAAACTCAGTAACTGCACAGGAAGGGTCTTACACCTCGCCGAACTCGATGGGTCTGATTATTGATACCGGCACGAAGTCTATTGCTGCCGGTGACGTAATCACCATTGCAGGCGTGTATGAAGTACATCCTGAAACGAAGAACACCACTGGTGAGCTGAAGGAGTTTACGGTACTTACCGGGACTACTGGGCCGGGTACGATTACCATTTCTCCTGCACTGATTGCGAGCGGACCGTATAAGAACGCATCGGCTGCCGCTGCCAATAATATGGCTATTACCGTGAAAGGTGCGGCGAGTACTGCCTATAAGCAGTCCCTGCTGTTCCAGAAAGGCTTTGCCGTCTTTGGCACGGCTGATTTGGTACTGCCTAAGAATGTGATGGAAGCTTCACGTCAGAACTATGACGGCATCAGTCTTCGTATGGTCCAGGACTACGATGTAGTGAAAGACCGTATCTATACGCGCTGTGATGTGTTGTATGGTTATCAAGTCTTGAGGCCGCAACTGGCCACTCGTATCCTTCAAACCTAAGAGAGATAGCCCCCCTTAATTGGGGGGCTTTGGCATATAATGGACAATATCAAACAACACATTCCGTATTATGTGAAGGAACTCTTGCAAAGGGTTGCTGAGCTAGAGCAGAAGGTAGAAGAACTTGATCGAAGGAAAGCAGACAGAAAGGGGCGAAAGCCAGTATCGTAAGATTGTTTGGTTAGCGTCATACCCAAAATCTGGGAATACATGGACGAGATTATTTCTGGACGCCTATTTTCTCGGTGATATTGATATAAATGAGATCGTTGTATCCGTCCCGGACGATCTTGCGTCAATGTATCAATTGGGTGATGGTTCGGACATTGCAAAATCGCCGATAGATATACAACAACTTATGCGACCTGCTGCATTGTTGCGTTTGGTAAAAACATATAACGAAACAAGGAATAATACGCCGTTATTTGTTAAAACCCATCAAGCGCACATGATCGCTAATGGGATAGAACTTTTACCTGAGCCTTTGACCAAAGCTACAATTTGTATCGTCCGCAATCCAATAGATGTATTGCCGAGTTTTGCAAAGCACATGGGTCTAAGTATCGATGAAGCAATCGAGTCAATGAATGATAAATATCGGTGTCTGGCTGCGACCGATAAACGTATGTCAGAGTTTACGTCTAGTTGGGATGCTTTCAATCTTTCCTATTTGAATGCTGATACGCATAACGTGAAGTATTTTCTCTACGAAGATATGTTGCAGAATCCGGTGGATCAATTTGCAAAAATGCTACGCCATGCCGGAATTGAACCTGATATTGAAAGAGTAAAGAAAGCGGTTGAACTGGTAGACTTAAGCCGATTGAGAGAAAGAGAAAAGAAAGAAGGTTTCAGGGAATCCTCTCCTAATGCAAAGAATCAGTTTTTCGGATGTGGTGGAAGTGGTAACAGGAATAAGCTTACCTCTACTCAAAGATACAAGATAGAGAAACTGTTTAGCCGGGTGATGAAAAGGCTCGGCTATATCAAGAAGAAGGTGGCCTGATGTCTATTATCACTTATGATGAATTGAAAACCGCTATAGCATCCTGGTTACATAGGGAGGATTTGACATCCTCTATTCCTGATTTCATTACCCTATGCGAGTCGTATCTCAATACGAAATTGCGATTAAGGTCAATGATTGCTACCGCAACCATTAATCCATCTACTACGGATACCTTCGTTTCACTTCCGACTAGATTCTTGGAGCCTATCTCTTTCACTGATGATTTGGGGGATACCTTACAACAAGTACACCCCGATGAATTGGCAGAAAGGGCGTATGCCGCTAATAACTACCGTCCTGAATATTATGCAATTACATCGAGGATCGAATTTCCACGAAAAGCGGATTCCAGTTATGACTTCAAGATGGTCTATTACAAAGGATTGGATTTAGCGACTGATGGCACTAATGATGTCTTAACTGATTACCCGAATATTTACTTATATGGATCACTTGCCCAAGCTGAACCATATCTAAAGAATGATGGAAGAATCCAGACCTGGATTTCACTGTATGAAGAAGCGGTAAAAACTGCGAATAATCGGAATCAGCAGAATTTACGGAAGTTAAGAACAGATCATCCAGGGGTGAATAGTAGCTTTAATATCCTTCGGGGTTACTGATGAAGATCATTGGTTACGCTCCCGATCTTGAGCCAACCACACCAGGGGCTTTGAGAGAGGTCGAGAACATAATCCCAACAGTAAGGGGGATGGAAGCAGCTCCATCTTCGGTGAATGAGTCTTCTGCTTTGTCTGCTGCGGCTAATAGCTTGGCCACGATACAGAAGTTGGACGGAACGAAGCGGGTACTCGCTGGAACAGCATCGACGATAGAAGAACTTGCTTCTGGCGCATGGACTGATCGTTCTGATGTTGGTGGTTACACCATGAATGGAAGATGGGTATTCGACCAGTTTGGGGACGTAACGCTCGCATCGTGTAAGGCTGAGACATTACAGGCTTCCGCATCAGGAGCGTTTGCCGCTGTTAGTGGCGCACCTAAAGCCAAGGGGATGGCAGTCAATCAGGGCTTTGTCATGCTCGCTAACTATAATGACGGATCAGACACGCCTGATGGATGGTTTTGCTCTGCCTATTTGGACTATACGGATTGGACTCCTGCAATCTCAACTCAGTGTACTAAAGGAAGAATTGTTGACGCTCCAGGGGCGTTTACGGCATGTCATGCGTTTGGGGATGGGTTTGTACTTTATAAGGACGAAAGTATCCACTTGGGGACATATGTTGGCGCTCCCTCTGTGTTTAATTTTAACCAGATACCTGGGAAAGTAGGGGTAGCTTCACAACATTGTGTAGTAAATATCGGATCACGACACATCATCGTGGCGAAGGATGATATTTATTCTTTCGATGGATCGAGACCTATTTCTATTTCTGGACCGATTAGAGAGTGGTTTTTCGCTGATCTCAACCGAGAGAATGAAGACAGGACAATAGTTACTTACAACTACCAAACCGGGAATGTATGGATTTGGTACTGTTCTAACTCTAACTCTGGAACTGATCCTGATAAGGCAATTGTATATAACGTAAGAACTCAGAAATGGGGGAAAGTTACTAAGAATATAGAAGCGGCTTCTACGTATTACACAGCAGGTATAACGTGGGACGGACTTGGTTCTGAATATTCTACGTTCAATGATTTACCGAATGATACTTATGATTCTGCATTCTCTTCCAATGCTGCGCCTGAATCTTCTGTTGTAGAGACGGATCATAAACTTTACACCTTAACGGGTGCTGCTAATCAATCATCTATCACGCTTAATAATCTGGGTGATGATCGATTATTCACTACGATTAGTCGGGTCTGGCCGAGATTCACAACTGATCCTCAATCTTCCACTTTAGATTATTCGTATGATTATGAGCATGGGGATTCATTTACATATAAAGGAACTTATAATTATATAAGTGGAAGATATGATCTTCTTAACTCATCAAGGTGGCATCAGTGTAAATTAAACTTCAGCGGGCCAATGGAGATTACTGAGGTCAAGATTGATTTGATTCAGGACGGAATAGAGTGAAAGTTGAACCCAATCCACAATTACCACAACATCCAAACTTGGGCATATTTACCTCGAAACTCATGGATGTGTTGAGGAAACATGCTTATGCGATTAATGACAAACACGAAGGAACTTCCGTACCAACTACAGGAAAGTGGTTACAAGGTAATTTTGTCTGGAATACCGCCCCATTAGAATCCGGGCTTGTTGGGAATCAATACGTCATTATCGGGTGGATATGCACGGTAAGTGGTGAACCTGGGACATGGGTTGAATGCCGGTGTTTGACGGGTAATTAGATGAAATGAGCAGTCTCAATCTCAAGTGGATCAACCCAGAAGATTTAGGTGATTACTGGGACTTGATAACCCCTGGATTAAAAGCTGTAAACAAGTACGGGGACCATTGGCGCATCGAAGATGTTTATGTATCGCTAAAATTGGCAAATAGTAATCTCCATATAGGCTATATTAATAGGGAATACATCGGATTTATAATCACCACTCCTGAAAAGAGTTATGACGGGGCAAATTTACATATCTGGGCGCTTTACTCCGAAGGTGGGCAATTGGAAGAAGGTATGCCACAGATCGAGGAATGGGCTAAAACGATGAACGCGAAGAGAATTACTTTCAAGTCTCCCCGTAAGGGCTGGGCGAAGATTGGTGAGAAATTGGGGTTTAAGCCCACTATGGTTATCTGGGAGAAAGAGCTATGAGCGGCGGCGGCGGTGGTGGAACAACCACCAGCACAAACACGACGGTAATGGAACCGCCGAAATATGTTAAGCCCTATGCAATAAATCTGATGAATCGGGCAGGTGACTTATCTCACCAATCTTATGAACAATATCCTGGCGAGCGAATCGCCCCTTTGACCCCACAACATGAACTAGGACTGGGGATGACCGAAACTCGTGCCCTGGGGGGGTCGCCGTATATGAACATGGCCCAAGCCCAAGGGATTAACACGATGGCCGGGGGTGGTGTTGGGCCTGGAATGGCCAATAATCCCTATGCAGAAATGGACAACCCTTATCTGAATGCGGCGATAGAAAACGCGCAGGAGGATACTAAGAAAGCCTATCAAGATGTAGTTAATCCTCAACTTGCCTCAATGGAACGCGCTTCGGGTGCTTTTGGTAACTCTGGACTTCAGCAATATAGGTTGAATCAAGAGAATCAACTTACTAAAAATCTTGGGAATATTTCTCAGAATATGAGAAATCAGGATTACCAGTTCAATGCGGGTCTTACCGAGAGTCAACTAGGCCGACAGCAAGGCGCATGGGACCAGGAAAGGGCAAACCAGATGCGAGCTATGGCATTTGCTCCACAATTCGCTGAGAGTGATTACAGGGACGCTCAGGCTATGTTGGGTGTAGGGGATGTGTATCGTGATGAAAATCAAAACCGACTTAACCAACAATACAACGATTGGCTTGCCGAGCAACAGCAACCATACAAGAATCTTGATGTTTTAGCGAATGCGATCCGTACCACGATGGGTGGCGGGGGGACATCAGTTTCGAGTGGTCCGAATCCTTACCAGTCTAACCCGTATGCAGGTGCAATCGGTGGTGGATTGATGGGTTATGGACTCGCCAATACTGCGGGCTGGGATAACCCCTGGTTGGGTGCTGGTGCTGGGTCGCTGATGGGCGGCTTGTTGCTTTAATAGGAGAATATGAAATGGCTGATCCGGTAACAATGGCAATTGGTGGCGCGGCCGCTGGTGCATTAATGAACAAAGATGATCCGCTTAAAGGTGCGGCCCTGGGGGGGATTGGAGGATTTGCAGGTGGGAGTATGTTGCCTGGCCTTATGGGTGCCCAAGGCGGTATAGGTGCTGCTGAAGCTGGACTCGGGACGATTACCAATCCTTCCCTTGCGATGCACCAAGCGGCTATGGCCGGAGGTGGTATGCCTTTACTTGCCGGTCCTCTAGGTGCTATGGGTGGTTATTCTGCCGCTCCGGGTATGAGTGCGATTGGAACTGCTGGACTTCCTATGTCTACGATGACTCCTGCTGGACTGATGGCTGCTGAAGCCACACCAGTTAGTGGATTGGGTGTGGCGAATGGTGGTAACAGCGCAATGGACATGCTGAAATACGGGAAAATGCTAATGCCCAATCAGCAACAACAACCCATGCGATCTGGAAGCGCCCCGGCTCACAGGGCAAGCGCAGGAGGTGGGGCGTTTAGTCCTTATGGCCCTCAAGGGTCAGCGCCTGGAATGCCACGGCATACGGCGGGAATGGTCTTTGGGAGGTAATCATGGGCTTGTTTGATTTCAATTCCGATCCTACTTTGTTGGGGCTTAGTATTCTGGCAAACAATCAGAATAACTACGGTCGATTCGGTCCAGCATTAACAGGTGGAATATCCAACTTCATGGCGAGCAAAGCCGCCATGCGCCAACAAGCCCTGAAAGAGAAGAAACTTGCCGCAGAACAGGCTATGCGAGAGCAACAGGCTGCGCTTCAAAAACAACAGCTTCAGCAAAAGCTGAATGCGTATCGTCAAAAACAGGAAGCAATCGGTCAACTTCCCGAGAATATTCAACCTTATGTAAGAGCTGGTGCGATGGATGCGTATAATGCACTTCATCCAATACCATCGAGTCAAGGTTCTTATGGCACATCAGTATATTTTGATGCCCAAGGTAATGCATATCAGGTAAGCAAGAAAGGTGGATTGAGAAAACTTGAAGAAAACCTCGTTAAACCGATGCAATTCCTTAACCTTGGTGGGCAGCAAGTTGGAGTTGATCGTTATCAGGGAACGCCGAAACAAACTTATCAGGTAACGCCAAAACC